TACACATACCAAAGGGTTGGATTACAAAGATGAAGAGAGTTAGGTTAAATAAATTTTTAAATATTAGGAGGAGAAAATCAAAACCCAAAGCGCAAAAGCAAAAGGAAGAAAGCTCCAGCAATGGTTCAGAGACCAAATCCTCGAACTCTTTTCCTTTTCCAAAGACGACGTAAGATCAACTAGCATGGGTGCAGGAGGGGAGGACATCCTCTTCTCTCAATCAGCAGGTGACAAGCTCAACATATCAGTAGAGTGTAAGTCAAGGGATTCAATAGCCGTGTATAATTACTATGCTCAAGCTAAAGATAACTGTCCTGAGGGTAGAGAACCTGTGCTAGTTATCAAGCAGAACAAGTCAGACCCATTGGTAGTAATAGATGCGGTCTATTATTTACAACTACTGGAGAGAACTACATGAGACACTTAGTTATTCCAGACACGCAGTGCAAACCTAATAACTCATTCGAGCATTTAGAATGGGCTGGACACTATGCTGTCAAGACTAAGCCTGAAGTGATCGTGCATCTTGGTGATCACTGGGACATGCCTAGCCTCAGTGTGTATGATGTAGGTAAGAAAGCCTTTGAAGGTAGGACATACAGTGAAGATATCAAAGCAGGTAACGTAGCTATGGATACATTCATGAAGCCTATCATCGAGGAGCAGAAGAGACAGAGAGATAACCGTAAGAAAGTATGGAAACCTAAGAAGATATTTCTTATTGGTAACCACGAGCAACGGATAGAGAGAGCTATTGAATCCGATAGGAAACTAGAAGGACTCATTGGTTACTCAGACTTTAATCTCAAGAAGTACGGATGGGAAGTGCATGACTTCTTACAAGTGCCTATCATTAACGGCATTGCATACAGTCATTACTTTACATCAGGTGTAATGGGCAGACCAGTAACTAACCCAGGTTTGCTATTGCAAAAGAAACACATGTCGTGTATAATGGGACACGTTCAAGATAGGGCTATCTCGTTCAGTCGTAAGGCTGATGGTAAAGGTATCACTGGTATCTTTGCAGGTATCTTCTATCAGCATGACGAGGATTATCTATCTCCTCAGACCAATGGTTCATGGTCAGGGATATGGATGTTAAACGAGGTAGACAACGGTAGCTTTGATGAGATGCCTGTGTCGATTAACTATTTAAGGAAACAGTATGGACATAAAAGAAACACTTGACATGAGGGAAGAGCAGTACGGGCATTACAAGATAGTTGGTCAGATCAGTCAGGAGATTAAAAAGATCATACAGAATTCTCCTAACTATCGTGCGATGCCTGAGTACATGAGAGAAAGTATGGATATGATTGCTAACAAGATGGCTAGGATACTTAATGGTAACTACTATCTTAATGATTCATGGCACGACATCTCAGGCTATGCATCGTTAGTCGTCATGACTAATGAAGATTTGTACAAGGACGATGAGAGTTATGGTGGAACTGACGATTGAAGAACTTAAAGAAAGGTTGATGCAGTTCAATGAACTTGATGTCGTTGAACTGTTAGACCTTACGTCTGAAGATATCCTTGACAGGTTTGAAGATGTAGTTGAAGATAGGTACGATATATTAATAAAGGAAATACAATGATGGATTTTTATCAGCAGTACATTGCTAAGTCTAGGTACTCCAGATTCCTAGATGGAGAGCAAAGAAGGGAGGACTGGAACGAGACAGTAGACAGGTACATGGACTTCATGTCTAATCACTTGGAGTCTAAGCATGGCTACAAGATACCTGTTCAGACTGACTCAGAGCTTCGTGAGGCCATTAAAAATATGGAGGTAGTCCCCTCCATGCGTAGCATTATGACCGCAGGGAAAGCCCTTGAGAGGGACAACACAGCAGGATACAACTGTAGCTATCTACCTGTTGACGATCCTAAAGCGTTTGACGAGGCGATGTACATCCTACTGTGCGGTACAGGTGTAGGCTTTAGCGTTGAGCAGAAGTACGTTAACAAGCTCCCAGAGATACCTGAGAAACTGTTTAAGTCAGACACTACGGTTGTAGTACCTGATAGCAAAGAGGGTTGGGCTAAAGCATTACGTCAAGTCATTGCTCTTCTGTACTCAGGTGAGATACCTAAGTGGGATCTTAGAAAGATTAGACCTGCAGGTACACGACTCAAGACATTCGGCGGTAGAGCTAGTGGACCAGCACCGTTGAATGAACTGTTTGAGTTTGTGATCCGTAAGTTCCAAGGGGCTGAAGGACGTAAGCTAAATACTTTAGAGTGCCACGACATCATGTGTAAGGTAGCTGAAGTCGTAGTGGTAGGCGGTGTGCGTAGGTCTGCGATGATCTCGTTATCTGATTTAGAAGATGACAAGATGCGTCACGCTAAGACAGGTCAGTGGTGGACTGATAACCCACAACGTGCGTTGGCTAACAACTCTGCTGTGTACAATGAGAAGCCTGACGTTGGTCAGTTCATGAACGAGTGGTCAAGCCTGTATCACAGTCACAGTGGTGAGCGTGGTATCTTCAATCGTGAAGCAGCTATCAAACAAGCAGCTAGGAGTGGACGTAGAGATGCTGATCAGGAGTTTGGTACTAATCCTTGTTCTGAAATTATACTCAGACCTTACCAATTCTGTAATCTTTCAGAGGTTGTTGTTCGAGAGGGAGACAGCATCTACGATCTTGAACGAAAGGTAAGACTAGCTTCAATACTTGGATTGTATCAGTCAACGATGACACACTTCCCGTACCTCAGAAAGATATGGCAACGTAACACTGAGGAAGAAAGATTACTTGGTGTATCTTTGACGGGTATCTTAGACAACAAGATGTTGGGAGACAACAATGAGCAACTTAAGACTCTTCTCGAAAGACTCAAGATGGTATCAGTTGATGAGTGCTTACAGTTATCCAATGACCTTAATGTTCCTTGTCCTACTGCCGTCACTTGTGTTAAACCTAGTGGCACTGTTAGTCAGCTTGTTGATAGTGCCAGTGGTATTCATCCTCGACACTCTAAGTATTATGTCAGACGTGTTCGGGGTGACAAGAAAGATCCACTCACTACGTTTATGGTTGAACAAGGTATTCCTGCAGAAGATTGTGTGATGCGTCCTGAGTCTACCACTGTGTTTAGTTTCCCTAAGAGATCACCTGACTCTGCAACACTACGGGAAGGCTTGACTGCTATCGAGCATTTAGATTTGTGGATGACGTACCAGAAACATTGGTGCGAACACAAACCGTCTGTCACTATATCTGTTAAAGAGGACGAGTGGGTTGAAGTAGGTGCGTGGTGCTGGAAGAACTTTGATGATATCAGTGGCGTTAGCTTCCTGCCGTATGATGGTGGGACATACAAGCAAGCTCCATACGAGGAGTGTAGTGAAGAAGAGTTCTTAAAGTTGCATCAGAAAATGCCTAATGAAATATATTGGGATGAACTGATAGAGGAAGATGATAACGTCGAGGGTGCGCAGCAGTTAGCATGTGTAGCAGGAGTATGTGAAATCTAATGAGGAGAAAACTATGCTCGAAACAATACTTAGCTTCTTGGCTTTGTTTAACTGCTATCCTAACGACGTAACAATAACCCCCAGCAACTCAACGTTCTATCTGGCTGGTGATATGGGTGTTGTGTATGTGAGACCTGACATGATGAAGGATCACGTCTTAGTACATGAACTCTATCACCACTGCCAGTGGCAGAAAGCAGGAAAGAAACCTGCTCAGACGTGGGATGAGTGGAGACACAGAGAGGAGGAAGCATCTAAGATAGAAGACATCTACCTTAACTTGAAGTAGTTACTTCTTACTGTTGAATAGGTCAAACAAGGCTCGTACTTTTTCTTCTAGTACGGATAGCCTTGCGCTGACCTCTGCCTTCCAAGTAATACCTAAGAAGATTACGATCACAAGACCTGAGAGTATCTCCCAGTATGTCGTGATAAAGTTTTCCATTACTTAGTCTTGCCAAATAATATCTGAGAGTTTTCTCTAATCCTAGCTAACACACCACTTGTAGGATTGTCAGCAATTAAATCTTTGTACTCTTTATTATCCCAGAACTCTTCAAACGCATCATTCATTTTAGTTTCGTCTGCATTTGTTTCTGCATCTTTATATTTAGATACCCACTTGTAAGCATTTCCTGACTTCTTACTTTTAGTATCACCACGATATACTAAACTAAGTAAAGCACCCTTCTTTAGATCATCGACTGAATCGTATACATCGCCAAATTGTGATTTTGTTGACGCTACCTTATCACTAAATGCTTTTTCAAAACCACCTTTAATATCTATCGGGTCATAGTAACTACCAACCTGACCAACGCCTATTGTTTTTATGTTCTTAGTATCTAAGTAAGGCATTGTTGTAAAGCCTTCATGCTTAATAAGTAATGCTTCAGCAGGACTTAAGTCTCTGCCAAATTCTTTTCGTGCCATTGCAACAGCAGTTGGTCCTGTACCGTAATGACCTCTTGATAATGCTAGTTGCCTATCTGATGGTTTATTAAAATCGTATGTTATGTCCAGACTGTTTACTATTTCGGCCATGTTAATACCCAAGAATGTTAGAATAATAAGCGTCAAGTTCTTCATCAGTCATCTCAGTTAAGTCAGGTGTGTAATCATACCTGTACTTACCGAAGTCAAACTCTGGCATGTCAGGCATTGGTAGCTGACCACTAAACATATTAGGTTGATAGTTCTGAATTGCTGGTGGCTGCATGTCAGGACGCTGCGGTGATAACATACCTTCAGGGAAGTAGCCGGGTGTTGTAAAAGCAGGGAGACCTAGCTCTTGTGGTACAGGTTGCTGAGGTGGAGGAGCTACTGGAGGTTCTCCGTACATCCCTTCATACCTAGCCATTAGATTATCTATAGTGCTATCCATGTCAGGCTTAGGTGGCTGAGGCATCTGAGGCATACCTGTTGGTGGCTGTAATAAACCTGGTCCTGGAGGTGGCATGTTACTTCTCTGTGGTGAGAAGTCAGGTCTCGTAGGTACTGGTACATCCATTGATGGTAGTCTAGCAGGAAAGTTAGGACTCTCTCTGAAAGACAAAACATCTAAAGGTCTCTCCCTCTCAGCAGGTGCTGGTGGTGTAATCTCTCTCCTTGGTGGACGAGCAGCACTACCAGCTTGAGGAGGTGTAGGTAGCTGAGGCATACGAGATTCTCGTAGTTTTCTAAATGCTTCAGGATCTATTGTTCGCTCCTCAACAGAAGCAAGAGGATCATAAGGTATCTTGAATTGTTCAGCAAGTCTCTTATCTCCTTGCCTCATACCTTGCTCAAAACTTCTGAACCCTAGGCCATACTTGTTTAGAAAGTTATCAAATGCGCTTGCCATCTTTAGTCTCCGATACTATATTTTTTCTTATCAATACCATACGTCTCTTTATACTTACGTTTCTTTTTAGCTTGTTCTTTGTCGTTCCATTCTTCAAGGCCACCAAATGCATAGTAATACAAAAGCCTTCCAACAATAGGAAGTTGTTTTGTTACAGCAGGATCAAACTCACCGTTTTGTATTGCTTTAAAACTAGTCTGTATTAAACCATCAAACATTTCCATCGGAGGCATGAACGTATCCTGAACAAAGTCTCCAAACTTTCCTGTTTTAGTTAGTCTTGACACAGCGTACTCAGAAGAACCAAATACTTTAAGTGCATTATTGACATAGCGTCTGACTAAATCATCCGATAGATCAGGATCTTTACCTAGTATTCTTTCTTTACCGTAGTCAATAGCCATGTTTGCAGGTGGTATTAACAAAGCAAAGCCTAATAGATTCTTACCAGCCTCTGCATAGTTACCTCGCCTAGCTTCATCTATAATACTTTTTCTAATTAAGTTTAGCTGTTTAATAGTAAAACTCTGTAGCGTATAAGCTAGTCTACCCATATCAGCTTTAAGGTAAGCCTCAGGCATCTGTGCAGGAGTAATAGGCTGAAACTCAGCAAGTTCGTTGAACAGGTACTCTTTAGTACGAGGAGTCATTTCTGCGTTTTTAACTTCATCAATAAACTTATTGAACTCAGGACCAAACGCAGTACCATATTGCTTACGTAACTTAGCAATACCCTTGTCAGTCTTAACCATATTCTGTACACGTTGCCATGCACCGTTGACAATAGCTGTCTTACCTACACGGTCCATACGTTTAAACTGTGTCAACTCAAGTAAGTTGTCAACCAAACCAGCCATGCTTGTACCAGAAGAAAAATGTTCTAACTGTAACTGCTCAAGATTTAAGTCATTAAGAATGTGTACATCTTGTTTAAATAAACCTTTAGCTACGTTACCAATACCTAACCGCCAAGCACCCATGAATACATCAGCACCTTGTTGTAGTGCAGATAGAGGGTTAGCTAACAAACTAGCATTAACTAGATCCTTATATCCTTTTGAGTATTTACCTAGTGATCTATCAGCATCTACAAAAATAGCTTTAAACATTTCTTGTAGTCTTGTTTGTGTATCTATATCTAAGTTTTTATCTGCCAACGTACCTAAGAAATTCTCTGCTGACTTGTCTAAATCTAAACCAGTACCCGTCATCTTGCTGTTGTCAACACCAAAGAAGTTTCTTTTCTCGATTAGTTTATGTGCGTCCATAAAGTAACGCATTGAGGACTGAAGAGGAGTCTCATAAAACTTCTGCATCTCTTCATTAATCTTATGTATCTTACGAGTCTCTAAGAATGTTTCTCTACTACGATTTGTTGTAGGTCTTTTACGAGCATACAATTCACCCTTTTTATTTGTACCAACATATCTACCTTGTAGTATATTACTTACAATAAAGTTTTTATCTTGTGCGCTTAACTTGCTTGGGTCTATCTTAAGAGCTTCTGCTCTCATCTTTAATGCTTTATCTACAGCGTTCCTTGCCTCTGGATTCTGGTTAAGAAATTTCTTCAACCCTTTAGAATCTTTAACAATACGAGGTACATACGTAGTAGTATCAGGAACTTTAATACCATTAGCTTTCAACTCTTTAGTCATGGTATTAATTCTATTCATAAAGTCATCAAAAGACTTAGCTGTATTAGGTACATACTTTTCTAGTAATGCCTTAGCATCTGCTAGCTGTCTCTTGTCAGCGTTTAACAATAGATTATCAAATGTTTTTTGAGCATGGTCAGGCAACTGCTTGTAAGCATTTAAGATGTCATGTGATGCTCTAATCTTTTCCATTGCTTTTGTATAACTCTTAAAGAAATAACCATTAACCTTATTCTTTAATAAGTAATTCAAACCAAACTTTTCATCAATCCTAGCAAAGCCTTCAATGATAGGAGTAATGTACTTATTAACAGTAGGATTACTATTAATAGTATCAGCGTCTATGTCTATTCTGTTTAGTTCTTTAGCTTCTGCTACCTCTGCTTTATTAGCAGGTAACTCTGGCTTACGTTCTGCGTTCTTAACAATACTAACAAGCTCATCAGATGAATAACCAGTACGAGACTTAATGTATTCATGCAGTTGTTCAATAGGAACATCCTCTTCAACAGCATCATACATTATATCTTGTACTTCGTCAGCCTTCTGTTGTATGTCAGACTTCCGAGCAGCAGGAACTGCCCTAGTATTGCTGAACAAACGTACTAAACCTTTACCAGCTAAACCTAAACCATAACCAAAAGCAGCAGATGTACCAGTTACTGCAGCTAATTCTGCCATGTCAATACTGCCTTTATCAGCATATTGATCTAATAGATTATACTCTGCTCCAAACATAGCAGACGTAACAGCTAATCCTTTTGCTCCATACTTAGCCCAAGATAAACCTGGGATAAAAGTGGTGGGTGTAGCTAACGTACCGACTACTCCTGTAGCACCAGCTAACAAAGAGTTATCTTCGCCATAAGCTATTACAGCTAAGTTGTGTTTAATTTGTTTTTCTCTGTCTACTTGATTAATTCTATTTCTTTTTTCTGTTTCGTTAAGATCAAAGAAATCTTCACCGTAGTATTCGTCAAGCATTTTATATTCAGAGCCATCGAATACACCGCCGTTATACCAACCTTTGATTCTACCTATCTTACCTAGCTCCTGCATGTCAGTCCTACCCTTAACATTCCAGCCATAATCCATGATCTGAGAAGCGGACGGAGGACCAACAATAATACCTTCTTCAGGTATTCCCTCTCTAGGTTCAAATGCTTGTTGCTGTTCCTCAGGAGTAACTACAGGTTGAGATGCAGCAACACGCTGCTTATACTCTTCGTATGTAGGTAATTTAATTGGCATTGGTTTTATTTGCTCGTCTACGTTTGTATTGTTCTACCGCTTCTGCTGTAGATGTAAATATACCTTCGCTATATAAAGGACTGTCTTTATAATTATATGACGTATTAGTAGTTTGTTTTGTATCAGGTTCTTTATTAACTACCCCAGCTTCTTGTTTAGTTAATGCCCTGTTACTTGTTCCTTTTCTTCTACCTTTTCTATCTATAACGTACACATATCTAGTGTTAGGATCTACTTGAATTGTATCTCCAGCCACCTTACTGTAGTTAGGTATCCCTAAACTTTCTAAAAACTTTGGATCATCTAAGTTACGTTTAGGTTTATCAACATCAGCATTTGTTAATCCATTAATTTGATCTTGACTTAATTGCCTGTTGGTTGTTTCTAATACAGTTCCATCTGGTCCAATAATAGATGCAGTTGCATTAGGATTAACACGTAATACTTCTCCAGCATCTTTATTTACTGGTCGAGATAATCCTATACTTTTGTAATCAACTTCTGTTGCATTGTTATCAGGAACAGCTAACATTTGTTTAGCTACTTCCATTACTGCTGTGCCATAGTCAAGAGTATAACCACTATCAGCTACGGCTTGTAACGCTGCGTTTGCTATACGTGCCTGTGTTCCATCTTTAACATTAAGACCCATCTCATCTAAAATAGCACCTGCTTGTGTTACTTGATTGTCACTAGCAGGATCTACTTTTGTACCCATCTTTATGTACTCATCGCCAAGAGCAAACCTATTACCCTCAGCGTCAATACCTACTGCTCGTCCATCAGGCAAGAATCCTCCAGTTACTACACGACCGTCAGGTAATCTAAATCTAGTACCTAGTTCTTTTAGATCAGGATTCAAAGCAGTTCTAGCATCTACAGCCATTTGATCTAATTGAAAAGCTGCTTCTATGTTGCCAGTATCAATAGCTCGTTGAGCCAATGCTTCTAGCTTATCAGGATTACGCATGTCAGCAGCAGTAATACCCTCAAATATTTGTTTCATTTGAAGTGCTTTAGTTAGTCTAGGGTCTTGTATTTCTTGTGACTCACCAAACAAACCTTGACCAACTTGTTCTAATCCTTGACCAATACTTCTACCAATAACCATACCAGTAGCTACGCCAGGTACATCAATAGCTTGTAGCCCTCGATAGAAGTTTAAGTCATTTCTTTCTCTTTCTTCTTTCTGACGCTCGTATACAATCTCTTCTGCTGAAGGACCAAATAAAGATGCAATTGAACCTGCCATAACTATTCCTTAAAATAATCTTCCTTTTGAATAAGGACTCATAATTCTACCTAAATCTATTCCAGTAGTTTGTGGTGCAGGACTTACTCCTGCTTGCCCTGAATAATTACCACTCCAAGTAGCCCCAGGTACAGACATTATTTCATTACTGCCCTGGGGAAAACTAAAAGGGTTTTTCATACCGCTAAACATGCCTCCAATATTCTGTCCTATACCCATCAGTGTACCGCCTCGTACACCTCCCTGCATGCCATAGGCTTGAGCAGAAGGTAGCGCACCAGCCATGTACAACTGACCTTGTGTTGCACCTATATTGGATCTAAGCTGTGCTTCATTTAGAGCATCTAAGTATGCTTCTCTTGCTGGCTGCATTGTAGAATACTGCAGAGCAAGTAAGTCTGATGTTGGCTTAAGTGCTGCAGATTGTACACCGTAACCAGCACCTAGTGTCTGCGCTCCAGTACCAAACAAGCCTGCACCAAAACCAATACGTTGTTGTGCAGCTTGATCTGCAGCAGCAGCTAGTTGTAGATTACGTCTGTTACGTGCCTCAGACAATGCCTGTAGCTCTGGTTGTCCACCAACACTCAAGTTTAAACCTCCTCGACCTCTACCAAATACACTTGATGCTAGTCGTTGTTCTTCTTCAATATCATAAGGACGTAGAGCAGCCATTTGCTCAGACATGAATTGTTGTCTAGCTTGCTCAGGAGATTCTGCTAAGTATTGTTGACCAAGGCCAAACAACCCAGCAGCAGCTTGTTGAAACTGTGGCATAGTTTCTGCAGCTTGTTGTGCTTGATCTAAACTAGAACCATACAATCCAGATATTTGTTGTTGTAGTGCAGCTATCTCAGGAGATACTTGATATCCTCCTGTTCCTGTTGTACTACCAAATGGCCCAGCAGTAATAGCAACTGGTTTAAAGGCAGCCATTTGACTAGCCTTTTGACCAGCAGCCTGCATCAACGCACCTTGTTGTCCAAGAGCGTCTCCTACTTTTTTACCTCCTAAGTAGCTAAGACCTGCTCCTAGTATTCCACCTGCTATTTTACCGAATGCCATCTTTTTGCCCTCTTTAATTAAGCTGTTCTGCGCCACATATGTACTGTTACATACGGTTGCAGGTTCTTACCAGTTCCTGATACACCTTCACTATCAATACTAATACCTGTTGTAGCTGATTGAGTAGTCTTAGTTTGTGGTGCTTGAGCAGATCCTCCACCTGTTGATCCTGGATGGACATTTATATGACCTTCGAAAAGGTGAGTATGGCCTGGATCTGTAACACCGTGTGTGTGACTTACAACTACTGCATCTTTAGTACCACCTGTACCACCTGCTGTACCAAAGTCACTGTCTCCTGATTGATAACCAGCTAGTACCTTACCCTCAATAGCTGACCAAGTACCAAATCCAAGAACGGTAGCAGGATCAGTAGATACGCTATAGCTTGTGTATATAGCACCAACAGGAAAGACAGACTGAAGGACTAATGTTTTGACAGATTGGACAAATGCTGTTGTAGCGATTTTAGTTGAACTATCTGTATTGTCTGTTACTGTAGTTGCAACAGTTCCAGCAGGCAGTGTTGGAGTACCTGTAAACGTTTCACTATTAATATCTGCTTTAGATGCAATAGCATTTGCAATAGCAGTAAACTCTGCATCTAACTCAGAACCCTTAACAACTTTACCTACGTCTCCTGTTGTTAAAGTATCTTTAGATGTAAAGTTAGTGGCTTTAGTATAATCTGACATTGGTTATTCCTTAAATAGTCTTTCCTGCTTTTACATAAACATCAATCTTTTGTATTGACAAAGGGTTTTGATTAATATCAGCTTCAAACCCTAACTGTATAATTGAACCTGAACCACCTAGATTACTTCTAACTTCTTCTAATGCAAGACCATTAGAGTATTCTGTCAAAGCATCAGCACTCTTTAAATAAATAGTTGCATTAGCTAAATCAAAACCATCACCGTCATCTTCTTCTGTATCAGGTACATAATAAAAACCGTCACCATCTAAACGAACAGCTTGCGGTAGATCGTAACCATTTTCTGAATCGTATACAGATTTAAACGCTACTTGATAATGTGTACCGTCTACATCTGTAATAGTGTTAGTTGTAGGTGTACTGTCACTAAACGACTGACTACCAACTACTGTTGCACCACTGACACCAAACTTATTGACACCGTACTCAAATACTGAACCTGCTCTTAGTGTCTTACGAATATCTTTATAAGAGGCTACATAGTCAAAACCGTACTTAATAAATACGTTTTGTCCTACACCACCTACTACTGTAAAGTTACCTTTCTTTAAAAACTTTAACGTAGTAGGACTACCTAAATCAAAATGATTCGTGTAGTACCTCATCTGATAAGTAGAAGTATCATCAAGATAACCAACATACTTACCTAGATACCCTGCTTTACCTATTAGTAAATCACCTGAGTACGTTGTGTGTAATGCTGTAGGATCTATAGCATCCCAAATTGTTACACGACAAGCACCGTTTTGTAGCCTACCTCGCAAGTCAAAACAAAATGTATACTTAGACGTAGGAACAGTTAATAAGTAAAACGCATCAGTTGGATAGTAAGTTGCTTTAATTCTTTCTTTGTTTGTTTCTGCGTTTACAAAAGAAACTAAGTCATCTCTGACGTTAAAAGATATATCGTTAATAGGTGCTGACTTTTCCTGAATGACACGAGCAATACTTCTTACTCCAGTGTCTGACAAGAACATTACATCAGTACCAGTATTAACAATACTATCTCTTGCAATACATCCTACGTTAGCAATCAAGTCAACTAACTCTAATCGTGTTACATCAATAGGGTTAGCGTAAACTGCAATGTTTCTTTTACCAAATATAATTAAGAAACCATTATGTGCTGCTAGTCCTACTACCTCGTCACCATTAGGAAATACATCTACCAAAGATAAGTAACCTGAATCACCAGTAGACAGGTTTGATCCATCCAGTAATGCACTGAAGTACACAGTCTGTGTGTCTCCAGAAATATCTGCCCACCAAGTACGTCCATAAGCTCCTAATACAAAGTTAGGTTGAAATTGTGTCTCATTTCCATCATAAGGTGTAGGAACAGAACCAACAGCATTAGTACCATCATCAAGAACCTGAAAACCATAAGCACCTGTATGAGCGTGACCAGAACCTAACTTGTGATAAACTAAAGGCGCATGACCTGCTTGACAAACATAAGCATGAGGGCTAATGTCTGGTCCTTCACCGTACACAATACTAGACGCTGACCATTTGTTATCTGTTATTGAATAAGTAATTGTAGACGTACCTGCATTGTCATATACTGATTCAGTTGTTATTGTACCGCTAGCAAAACTAAGTAATTTGTTATTACCACCTAGCAACACAGTTCCTGTTTCTGGTAACTCAAACAAGAACTCAATATCATTACTACCTAGATCAGCGTTAGTAGAAGAGTTTTGTTTAACCCATCCTTTTCTAGCACCGATACGACCAAACTTATCTATGACACAATTGTATGCTTCTAATGCAAAACCTGAAGCAAGATCAACACTACTATCTTGTGTATTGACACCAAGAAAACCTGGTGCTGATATAGTTGATGTCTGTAAAGGTTTAGCCATTATACTGAGTGCCAGAGATATTCTTCAGGTCTACGACTTTGTGCAATAGCAATGTGATCTGCTAGTGACTGGTCTGCTAGTGCAGTAGCTTCTTGTGCAGACAATCCACCATCTTCACCACGCTCTGCTACAGCCATAGCATACGCATATTTAACTACTGGTTCTGATGGTACAATTAATTTATCACTGTTTAATGCTAATGGATCTTGTGGTACATAAAGATTAAAAAAGATATTGTAAACACCATCAGGAATAGGATATAAATCTACTTGTGTGTCTCCATTATCATTAACACCGTTAAAGTTATAATGTGTTGGAGAACCTGTTTGTGTTGAATCAGCATTTAAAAACCAGTTATTCATTACAGATGTAGTTACATACTGCAAGAAAATATTATCTTCTGAGTTAATAACATCAATAACTTTAAAACGTTGACCAGCATCAGTTAGTACATAGTTAAACTGTGTATTAGAAGTAGTGGCAGTTTTTGTTACAGTTAATCCTGCCCACTCATACGAATCTTCTACTATTCGTTTAGCATCATTAACGTACTTACTAATAAGTTTAGAGTAAGGTGTGTCTGTAACAGCAGTTACTTCGCTTTCTCTAAGCCTTACCAGTACATCATTGACAAGTTCTAAGTAGTTCATTTCTTCTTCTTCCTAGCTGTAGATAAGGCAATAGCTACCGCTTGTTTCTGTGGGTAGCCTTCCTTCTTTAGCTTCTTGATGTTAGAACCTACGTTCTTCTTACCTTTCTTTAGAGGCATTACTTCTTTGTCTTTCTCATAGATTTTCGTAAACACTTACCAGCAGCTTTACACTTCTTTGGGTAAGGACAAGTAGGACAAGTTTTAAATGCTGGCATTGATTAGCTCCTATGAATGAAATTGTATTGCTTCTGCTGGTCTTAGTTCTATTGTTGCTAAATAAGTTACAGAATAAGTAGTACCTGAGTTTT